AGGTACATTAATGGTTGCTAAATACGCTCTTGGTCATGGAATCCTAAGACCAGAATGTGCAGCTACTATTAAGCTATCTGCTTCTTAATTTCTATTTTTAGGGTATCTTATTATTAGATACCCTTTTTTTTATAGCTATGTATCATTCAACAAAGAAAAAAAAGAAGAAGAAAAAAATGGGTGGCAGAGAGTCACTTAAAATAAAAAAGTAAAAAACCATGACTGTAGCTGCAACCACTGAACTAGAAAGTATCAACATTATGTTAGCTGCAATAGGAGAAGCTCCTATTAACAGTCTTACAGGTACACTTCCTGTTGATGCTCGTCTGGCACAGTCAACTCTTACGGAAGTAAATAAAGAAGTTCAGTCAGAAGGTTGGTCTTTTAATACTGAAATAGATGTTACTCTTACAAGAGATGGATCTAATCAGGTATCACTTTCAACTGATGTTTTAAGAGTTGATCCTAATACTCATCATCACACTACGATTGATGCAATACAGCGTGGTTTGAAACTATATGACAGGTTGAATAATAAGTATGAGTTTGATGAAGATCTAATCTGTACTGTTGTCTATTTCAGAACCTTTGATGAGATACCAGAACCTGCAAGAAGATATATAACAATCAAAGCTGCTCGTATCTTTGTAGATAGGTTAGTCAGTGATGATGGATTAAGAACATATACACAACAAGACGAAGTAAGAGCAAGAGCTATATTAATGGAAACAGATTTAGCTAATGGAGATCACAATCTTCTAAGAGGAGATCCAAGTCTTACAAGTGTCTTTGATACTTATTCACCAGCAAACGCATTAATTAGATAGCTATGGCAGTAGTATCAAGAGCAATTCCTACATTGCTAAGAGGAATCTCACAAGCTGCTGATTCAACAAAACAACCTGACCATGCCGATATACAAGATAATGCTAACAGCAGCCCTGTAAGAGGTCTTGTAAAGAGGTCTGGCACACAGTTTGTTACAACTCTAAGTTCTTCTACAGTAGGAAATGTTCACATACAAACTATCAACAGAGATATAAATGAAAGATATGTAGCAATATTTAGTAATGGTAATGTCAAGGTATATGAATTAGATGGAACAGAAAAAACTGTAAACAAACCTGATGGTACAAGTTACCTAAACACATCTGATCCTAGAAGTGTAATCAAGACTGTAACTATTGCTGATTTTACTTTTGTAGTCAATACAAGTATTACAACAGCAATGGACTCGGCTGTTAGCCCAGGTAACATTACACAGGCTGTGGTTTTTATAAATGCAGTTTCAGATAAAACAACATATTCAGTCACTGTAGATGGTGTGACTGTTACTGATGACACCACTTCTGACTCTACACTTAGTACCACACAAGTAGCCAGTGATCTTCAGTCTGGTTTAAATTCTGGCCTTACAGGTTTTACTATTGCAAGAAATGGCCCTGTAATACATATCAAAAAAAATGATGGCAGTAATTTTTCTATTGATGGTAATGACACTCAAGGCAATACACAGCTAACAGTAGTTAAAGACTCAGTGCAAAGATTTACTGACCTACCAACTGTTTCACCTAATGGTTATGTTGTTGAAATTAAGGGAGATGAATCAACTAACTTTGATAATTATTACGTCAAGTTTGTAACCAATAATGGTGGAGCTTTTGAAGAAGGGCAGTGGGAAGAATCAGTAGAAGCAGGTATTCCTTTTAAATTTAATTATGACACTATGCCACACGTTCTTATACGTCAGGCTGATGGCAATTTTAGATTTGCAAGAGTAGACGGAGATACATATACAATATCTGGTACAACATATACATTGCCTAAATGGGGAGAAAGAACAGTTGGTGATTTAGATTCAGCACCTAACCCATCTTTTATAGATGGCAAAATTAACAACGTATTCTTCTTTAGAAACAGATTAGGTTTTTTAACTGATGACAACGTAGTGTTGACAAGGGTTTCAGAATTTTTTAATTTTTTTCCAGAAACAGTTCTATCTGTTATAGATTCAGATCCTATTGATGTAGGTGCTTCTCATACTAAGGTTGCTATTCTTAAACATGCAGTAACTATGGGAGAGCAGTTAGTTTTGTTCTCTGATCAAACACAGTTTGTATTAACATCATCATCTGATGCTCTGACACCTAAAACAGCTAACGTAGTTGTTGCAACTGAATTTGAATCCAGTGACCAGGCACAGCCTGTAGGTTCTGGTTCTTCTATCTACTATCTAACAAAGAAAGGATCTTTTGCAGGTGTAAGAGAATATATAACACAGGAAAACATAGCAATTAAAGATGCAAGCAATATTACTGTTCATGTACCAAGACTAATACCAAGTAATATTTTTAAATTAGCTGTTTCTACTAATGAAGATGTTTTGGTTTTATTAGGTACTGATAATCCAAATAAGTTATATATAAATAGATGGTTGTATGGTGATGGTTTTAAAAAGGTATTGAACAGTTGGTCTACTTTTACTTTTAATTCTGCCAAGTCAATAAAGAATATAGATTTTGTTGGTACTGATTTGTTTATGGTAATAGAAGAAGCTAATGGTACAACTTTAGAAAAGATACCATTTGAAGCAGAGTTCAGAGAACCTAATTCAGAATTTGAGTTTCATTTGGATCATAAGGTAACTGAAGCAACTACTGGTGTTTCTATTTCTTATAACTCTGGCACTGATGTAACTACATTTACTTTGCCTTACAGATTAAATGCCAGTATGTCTGTTGTTGGTCGTTACTTAGCCAATGGGGAAACAAGTACCTTTGTTGATACTCAAGGTAATACAAAAACATTGAAGCCTGGTCAGGTTGTACAAACTACAAATACAACAAACGGATCTACATCAACCATTACAGCTAATGGTGACTTTAGAAACAGTAAGGTGATTATTGGTGAGTCATACCTTATGCACTATAGGTTCAGTCAACAGAGACTTACTGAAGGTGCTAACGCAGGTGAGATGATCAGTGGTCGCTTACAACTACATCATTTTTATATCAAGTTTGAAGATACAGGATTTTTTAAAGTAGAGGTTACTCCTGAGAATAGAGATACATCTACTCATAAATTTACTGGTCGTTTCTTAGGATCTTCTTCTGCTGCTATTGGTCAGATTAATTTAGAAACAGGTACGTTTAGAGTGCCAATAATGTCTAGAGCAGATAGAGTAGATATAGATGTAAAAAATGACACGTTCTTGCCTACTCAATTATCCAGTGCTGAATACGAAGCTATGTTCCATATGAGGAGTAGGAGGGTGTAATGGGTCATTTAAGAAAAGCTACATTTACAGATTTAAAATATGTTGCAGCAAACATGAGAGAAATTGATAAAATAGAAGCTTTGTATCAAACAGGACAAGAACCAAAACAAGCACTGCAATTATCTTATATATGCAGCAATATAAATATGGCAATAGCTGATGATAATGATCACCCCATAGGACTATGTGGGGTAGTTCCTGGTGGTGTTATATGGATGGTTGCTACTGATAAATTATTTGAAAATAAAAAATATAGAATACAACTAATAAGAAAAGGTCGTAAATGGGTTGAAAGCCTATTGAAAAAATACAAAGTCTTATATAATTTTGTATATGCAGAAAATGATTCTGCTATCAAGTGGTTAAAGTCTCTTGGGTTTACTTTTATCCAATATCACGAACATTATGGTATGCAGGGTAAACCATTCTACGAATTTCTGAGGATCGCCTAAATGTGTGTTGCCGCATTTCCAGCCATAGGAGGATTAGCTGCTGGTACTCAGTCAGCTTTATTTGCAGCAGGTTTAGGTCTTAACTTGGCTACTGGTTTGGCAGGTAGATCGGCTGCACAAGCTGCTGCCCAACAAACATATCAATCATCTTTAATAGCAAATAGATCCGCAGAACAGGCTTTCACTGCTCAACAGGAAGCAATATCAGATCAGCTAAAAGAGACAAGAGCATCATCAGCACAAGAAAAATTAGCAAAAACAATACAAGGGTTACAGGCAAGAGGAGCTATCAGAGCTTCTGAAAGAGCAGGTCTTACAGTAAATCTTTTACTTGCAGATGCAGAAAGACAGTCAGCCAATGCAAGAGAATCTATAAATCAAGCTTTAGAATCAGCTTCCAGACAATATACAAGAAATGTTGAAGGTCTTATCGCTCAAAGAGATAGTAGACGTAATCAACTACAAAGTAATATAAATCAAGCATATAATCAGATTCCATCGTTAGGGTCAATTATCCTTAATACAGCAGCCCAAGGTTTATCCTCTTATGCTACCCTCACAGCCGACTAATGACATCTAGTTTTCAAAGCACAGCATTTCAATCTTCTGCAAGACCTGTAGATACTTTTGTTGCACCTCCAAGTGTTCAACCTAAAACTGATCTTGAAGAGTTAGCAGAAGCATTGGAATCAATAAACCCTGCTATACAAACTTTCCTTGGTTCAAGAATAAAAAAAGAAATTGAAAAAGAAGAAGCAGAAGGTACAGAACAAGCAATAGAAGATGCTGCTAGTAATTTCAAAGATATTAGTAAAGGTGTAAACAAAACTGATGGAGAAGATGCTGCACGACAACTTATAGGTGGAAGTATCTTCGCTGATCGTGCTTATCAAAAGACTAAAGCAGAAATTTTAGGTAATAATTTAGCAAGCACCTTATCCAATAGTTATGCAACAACGCAGATAGATGGTAAATCTCTTAATACATATTCTCTTAACTCTGAACAGTTTCAAACATGGTTATCAGGAGAAAGATCAAAAGTTGTTGACCAGTTGAATGATATAAATCCTACTTATGTAAATAAATATTTTTTACCAAAATTGGCTGATGCTACAGCTACTGTTACTTCTAGTCATATAAAACAACATCAAGAATATAATTTAGAGAAACTTAAAAATTTAGCTGTTCCCTTAGTTAAGGGTTTGATTGTTAGTGATGATGAAACAGATTTACAATTAATTTCTAATTTTGAAGAAAGCATGAATAACTTAGGTCTTGTTACAAAGGACAGAAGTGATCTTAATAAAACTATTGTAAATATTCTTATTGACCAGGCAGAAGCAGTTGGTCTTTCTGGTAATGGTGATATTGAAGGTGCGGAAGATATTTTAGATATTGCCTTGCAGTTTCCTTACGGTGTTGATGGTAAATTAAATCTTACTGCACATCCTGATTATCAAAACAAAGTAAATACTCTAAAAAAATCAATTAACAACTACATTTATGAATATGAAAAAAGAAAAGATGTAGAACAAAAAAGAAAACAAAGAGAAGAAACTATACAAGAATTAAAAAGGTTTGCAAATACTGGTAACGCTAGAATTTTAAGTAATTTAATGAAAAAATATCCGTTAGATGCAAATAAAATATCTATTGCTGGTGTTGCTTTAGATGGCACAACCTTAGAAAGGTCTGCACAACTTGAAACAAATATGATTGCTGGCAAATATGATAATGCAAAAGATGCCAGTTTAGCAGCCTTACAATGGTATCAAGATCCATCAACACCAAAAACTGTACAAAACAGAAACAGGTTAACTCAGTTATTAGATACGGCCGAATCTGTAGAAAGGGGTGACTATACCGAAATCAATAAAGGTCTTACAGAATTATTAGGTCAACTAAAAGGTGAATTTAGCGGTAATGAATTTATTATTTCTAATACAGGACAGTTAAACGACAACGGTTCTCGTAATGTTACTGATTTCTATAACAAAGCAAAATTAGAACTTTATGAATATCGTTTAAGTGAAGAAGGTCGTAATGCAACAACTTTAGATATTATTAACAAGATAGAAGAAGTTAAGAGTAAATATATTGAACAAGCAAGAAAATTAACAGGTGTAACTATTGAATCAGGTAAAGACGATGATAAAGAAAAAGAAAGAGAAAATAATTTAAGTGATATAGAAGGTGATGCTAATAGCAATTTGGAAGCTGGATTTTTTACAGAATCTACTAAAGAAGATATAGAAAGAGAAAAAGCATTAGATGCTGAAGAAGATAATAGTATTATTGAAGTAAAAAGAGGTGATTCATTAACATCTATAGCAACAGAAAATGGAATTACAGTTGCTGATCTTATAAAACTTAACAACATAAAGAATCCGAATTTAATAAGACCTGGTGATAAATTGATACTCAAAGATAATATTTCTACTGATACGACTTTTGAAACAACAACACCTACCATTACCTCAAGCAGTAAACAACAGGCTATTGTTGAAGCAGCAAAAGAATTAGGCGTTAAACCAGAAGATCTTGCATCTGTAATATCACAAGAAACAATGGGTACTTTTGATCATCAAATAACAGGTGGAGAAGGTGGCAACTACAAAGGATTAATTCAATTTGGTATTCCAGAACGTAAACAGTATGGATATAAAGATGATATGACCTTTGAAGAACAAATGAAAGGACCAGTTGTTAGATATTTAAAAGACAGAGGAGTTAAAAAAGGACATGGTGTAAAAGAGATATATGCAGCTATATTGACAGGTAATGTCTCTACTCTTCAGAGTGATGGCCTAAAAAGAAAAGATTCTTTTGGAACATCAGTTGAAAGTGCATTACCACAATTAAGTCAAGGAGGTTCTCATTACAAAAATGCCCTTGATTTTTTATCAGAACAAGGAAAGTTTAAACAAAATTCTAAATAACAATGACTGAAACACCTTCAAATAAAAAAAATCTTTTACAAAATCTTGATCAAACCATACAAGATACACAAGCTAGAACTGTAGATTTTTTTGATAATACATTTCTAGGTGATAAAAGGTCTTTAGAAGAAATTAAACAAAACAGACAACAAATACGAGATAAAGGTATAGCAAAAAGAAAAAAAATAGATGAAAAATTAAAAAAAACTACTACTTCCAAAGTTATTAGGGGTACTTTAACTGGTCCATTAAAAGCTGTTAATGAGACTGTTGAATTTGTAGATGATATTTATGATTTCACTGTTGGCAATCCATACGATAATAATGAACTGATAGATCTACAGGCATTAGGTCTTGAGGTGAAAGGTGATAAAGAAGATTGGGCTTATACAGTACCACAGGCTATAACACAGTTTTTGCTACCTGCTGGTGTTCTTAGTAAAACCTTGAAAGGTACAAAACTTGTAGGAATGGGTAATGCTTGGACTAGAAATGCTGTTGCAGGTTTTATTACTGATGCTGTTGTGCAAGACCCTTATGAAGAAAACTTGTTCAATATGATTGACAAGCACCCAAGACTTGCAACTCCAATAAGTGAACTTTTAAAAGCAAAAACACCAGAAGAAATAGGTGTAGCTGAAGCACGTTTTAGACAGGCAAGTGGTGGCTTATTAGCAGGTGAAGCTCTTACTGCTTTAGGTCTAGGTGTAAAAGCAATCAAAAAAACACCAGAATTATATGAAAGAGTAATCAATAGATTATCAAGAAGAGATGAAATATTAATGACAGATAATGTTGTTGATAATCTTGGTGATGAAATTATTGATGATCTTAACCTTCCTAACAAAGTTGTTAAAGATGGTGAAAAAGTAGAAACCACATTTAATACAAAAACCAAAACAGAAGGACAATATTTTGAAACTACTACTCTTACAGGTGGTGGTGAGCCTGATGTACAAAAATTAATTATTGATAGGGCAGACAAAATAAAAGAATTAGATGCTAATAATGTTTGGCCTTACAAAAGAACTTTTGCTGATATGGTCAAAAGTGCAAACGATCTATTACCAGCAGAAGTTATTGAATCTGCAAGATTATTTAATGCTAGATATGGCAGAGGGGGAGAAGAAGACTTACCTGCAACATTGATTGCAATGAATCAGTTGATGAATAAAAATGCTATCAACCTAGCTTCATTAGCAAAAACTATTGATGAAACTTTAGCCACAGGTAACAAAAGTGGATTTTCTGAAGAATTAAAAAAACAATTTATTAGAGAAGCAAAAGTACTAGATGGTCTTATTACTCTTAACAAACCACTCAAAACAGTACCTGCACAGACATTAGCTGCAAACAGAGCAGGTGGCGGAGTAGGCAAAGTTGCTGCTTCTGTAGAAGATCTAACAGGTCGAACACCAACAGAAAAAGCAATAGATCAAGCTACTGATATTAGAGGAACAGTTAAAGAACCTACAGATCCATTAGCTGAATTTTCAATGCAAGAAATATTAGATGCTGCTGAAAAAGGTGATAAGGCATCTTGGAAAAAACTAAGAATAATTACAAAAAAACTACAAGCTGCACAAGGTAATCCTCAAGCCTTGCAGAAAATGGCTAATGAAAGCAAACTGATGAGAGGATTAAAAGTTCAAAACGAAATATTTATAAACTCAATATTATCAGGGCCAGAAACACACGCTGTCAACATTCTTTCTACTGGTTTAAATACTTTAGCTAGACCGTTAGAACAAACACTCGGTTCTTTTGCTCAAGGTGATATGACAGGTGCTATCAGAGGTGGTAAGGAACTTTATTATCTAATGTCATCTATTACTGATTCTTTAAAAGCTGCAAAGTTATCTTTTCAGATTGAAGATAATATTGTTAACCCTGGTGCGATGATTCAAGATGCTGATCGCTTTCAAGTAAGAATGGAAGGTGATGGAAATTTAGCAAATATAGTTAATACTTTTGGTACGATTATTCGTTTACCTAGTCGTTTTTTACTTGCAGAAGATGAATTTTTTAAACAAGTAAACTTTAGAGCTTATGTAAAAGCAAGTGCTTGGGAAGATGGTATGAGGAAAGGTTTGCAAGGTGCTGATTTACAAGATCATATACAAAGACAGTTTGATGGCACTATTGAAATTGTTAATAAAAACAGTATGGCAAATGTTAAAGATAAGTCTGTTTTAGATCTATACGAAAAAGCACAGCAATATGCTGCTGAGACTACATTTACTGCTGATTTACCAGAAGGTAGTTTAGGTGGTGCAATACAAGGAGTGGCAAGACATCCAGCAGGTCGAATAGTTTTTCCGTTTGTAAGAACACCAATCAATATATTTAAAGCACAGGTAAGAAGAACTCCTGGTGTAAATATGTTGTTACAGGAATACAGACAAGCGTTAAAAAGCACTGATCCATCTGTAGTAGCAAAAGCAAAAGGTGAAATGATACTTGGTGGTTCTATTTGGGCTATTGCAGGTCTTACAGCCTATTCAATTAATGATCCTATGTCTGAGTTAGCAATAACAGGTGGTGGTCCTTCTGACTTCAATATGCTTAATCAGAAACGAGCTACAGGTTGGCAACCTTACAGTTTTAGATTTCTTTTAAGAGATGAGAATGGTAATGTACGCATGGGTAAAGATGGAAAGCCTAGATATAAATATGTAAGTTTTAAAAGATTAGATCCTTGGTCTTCTTTTCTTATGATGGCTGCCGATGCAGCAGCTATTACAGGTAGTCTTAGCAAACAGGATCGTGATGATTTTGGTGTTGCTGCTTCTGTTGCATTAGGTCGTAATATTACAAACAAAACTTATCTACAAGGTATTACTGAATTAGCTGATTTATTAGGTAAGCCTTATAAATTAGAAAGTTGGCTTGCCAGAAGAGCAGCAGCAACTATTAACCCTTTCAGTTCCTTTGGAAGATCAGTAAAAAGAAGTGGTCTTACAACTTCATATGGTCAATTACCAGGTAATCGAAGGATTTTAGATAAAAAAGTAAGAGCAGGTGATGATGGATTTGTAGTGCTTAGAAAATTTCATAATGAATTAGCTGCAACAATACCTGGTTATACTGGCGGTCTAAGACCAATGAGAAACTTTATAACTGGTTCTGTTATTGAATATCCTGTTGGTTTTGGTCCTGATACTATGAATATTCTTAATCCTATAAAAGAAACAGATAGCATCAACAACAATGTTCTTACAACTCTTGATGATATTGGTGCAAGAATTACACAACCATCAGATGAATTAAATATTGGAAGACTTCCTAGTGGTCAAGCTATAGGAAGTGGGATAGAACTAACTTATGACGAACATCTTGATTTGATTGAAGAAACTGCTTTTGTAAAAATTAATGGTATAACTATGGTAAGAGCTTTGAACAACAGGATTCAACAAAAAGATTTTCAAGCATTAATGAAAAGTGTAAGAGGTGAATTGATAGAACAGAATAATATGGATATTGAAGTTAAAGCACAAGAAGCTAATAGAGATTTAGCAGAAGATATATTAAGAGATATTGTAAATAAATACAAAAGGGCTGGTAAAAAAGTTTGGTTGAGTAAAAATCCAGAACGTGAACTAGAATATAAACAGTTGCAATCTGCTATAAGGCAAGAAGCCAACAATGACATCCTTGAAGGTTTTAACCAACTTAATTAATCATGGCAACTAACACCGCAGCATCTTTTACAAACCACACAGGCAATGGCACTGCTGGTCCGTTTAGTATTTCTTTCTCGTATCTATCAGAAGCTGAAGTAGATGTTACTGTTGGTGGTGTATTAAAAACTATAACAACTCACTATACATTTACCAGTGCAACCCAGATTACATTTACCAGTGGTAATGAACCTGGTAATGGTGTTGCTATTAAGTTTCAAAGGGATACAGATATAAGTGCAAAGAAAGTAGATTTTCAAGATGGTAGTGTTCTAACAGAAACAGATTTAGATACCAACGCAGATCAGGTCTTATTCGCTCAACAAGAGATTACAGATAAGTTAGGTGGCATTGAAGAAAATGCTACAGCAGATCAGACAGCCGCAGAGATTAGAACATTAGTAGAGAGTGCTAGTGATAGTAATGTCTTTACTGACGCAGATCATACAAAGCTTAATGGTATAGAAGCTTCTGCTACAGCAGATCAGACTGCTGCTGAAATAAGAACACTTGTTGAAAGTGCCAGTGATAGCAACGTGTTTACTGATGCTGACCATACCAAGTTAAATGGTATAGAAGCAAGTGCAACTGCTGACCAAACTGCTGCTGAGATAAGAACGCTTGTAGAGTCAGCTACAGATTCTAATGTTTTTACAGATGCAGACCATAGCAAACTAAACGCTATTGAAGCAGGTGCTACAACAGATCAAACTGCCAGTGAGATAAGAGCATTAGTCGAATCAGCTTCTGACAGTAACGTATTTACAGACGCAGATCATAGTAAATTAAATGCAATAGAAGCAAATGCTGATGTAACAGATGCCACTAATGTAGATGCTGCTGGTGCTGTTATGAACAGCGATCTTGATACTAAAGGTGAAATACTTGTGGGTGATGGCTCTGGTGATCCTACAGCCCTTTCTGTCGGACAGAATGGATATATATTAACTGCTGACAGTTCAGAAGCTACAGGTGTTAAATGGGCTGCTAATGCAGGTGGTGGTGGCGGTGGTGCTATCGGTAACGTAGTAGAAGATACCACTCCACAACTAGGTGGTAACTTAGATGTTCAAGCAAATGAGATTAATACAAGCACAACTAACGGCAATATAAAACTAAATCCAAACGGTACTGGTGTTGTAGAAATTAAAGGTGATGGTAGTAGTGCTGATGGAACATTACAACTTAACTGTTCACAAAATAGTCATGGTGTAAAAATAAAATCACCAGCCCATAGTGCAGGTGCAAGCTATACATTAACTTTGCCTGTCAATGTTGTTAATGGTCAGTTTTTAAAAACAGATACAAATGGAGTTTTAAGTTGGGCTGCTGTTGATTTAACTGCTTTAAGTGCATCTAATTTAACTTCTGGAACTGTACCAGATGCCAGGTTCCCTGCAACCTTACCAGCAGCGTCAGCAGCTAATCTAACTAATATCCCTGCTGCAAACATTACTGGTACATTACCAGCTATAGATGGATCAGCGTTGACAGGTGTTGCGTCAACTACAGGTGGTGGTGCTATCTACGAGAATAGTGCTACTATTAGTGCATCAAGAACAATCCCATCAGGGTCGAATGGTATGAGTGCAGGTCCTATTGCAGTAGCAAGCGGAGTTACTTTAACTGTCAGTTCTGGCAGCGTCTATACAGTAGTTTAATTATGGCTTTAAACATTAACGGGACTACTGGTATTTCTGGAGTTGATGGATCAGTTTCCGCACCAGCATTAACAGGAACAGATAGCAATACTGGTATAACATTT